GGCCGCTTCCGTGAAGCATCATTGCGTCGCATTGAGTCTTCATCTTCAATCGGCACTAACTAAGTTAGTATCACTGCGGTGGTCGGGGGGTCAAACCCTCGGCCACCTCTGGTGTATACTTGTGATGACGAAAGGTTTCTATGTCAATCTCCAATTACGCTGAGTTAAAGATTCTTGATCACACAACCGGTAGGTCCGCATGGACCATTCCTACAAACGTGTATGTAAAATTACACACGGCCGATCCTGGTGAAGCTGCTACATCTGCTGCTGCTACTGAGACAACCCGTAAGGTTGCTGCGTGGGCTACTGCTGCTTCGGGTGCAATTGCTACTTCAGCAACTCTAGAGTGGACCAACGTGGCTGCTACAGAAACATACACGCATTGGTCTATGTGGGATGCGTCTACAGCAGGTAATGCTTTGTGGACTGGTGCTTTGTCTACGTCTGCAGCGGTTACTGCCGGCGATACTTTTCAGATCACCTCTCTCACGCTGTCGCTCGACTAGCCGTTAGGGGATAACCCCTCATGGCTCAAACATTAGTCACAGGTTTTAGCGAACCGTTTGTTGACACCCATCCGTTTTATCGCAGTACTTTTATTCCTGCTCGCACGGTAGTTCGTACAGCTACTGGTTCTGGTAATGGTTCTGCATCTGTTGCGCATACCAACTACGAACAACGTTTAGGTCAGTTAACCGACTTTAGTTTTCCTTACCGTTTTGGTGGGCGTTTTTATCTAGGTGTCCGTGCGGTTATTACCGTTACTGCTACGGCATCAGGTTTGGGTACTGCTTCTTCGTTTGCATCCGTATTGCCTCAACGCCAAGGTACCGGTAGCGGTGTTGGTAGTGAGACCGCTGTCCGCATTCGCGTTCCGGTTCGTTCGGCTAGTGGTTCTGGTGTTGGCACAGCAAATTCAACAGGGGTACGCATTGTCCTTCGCACAGCCACGGGATTGGGCGTTGGATCTACCACATCACAAGTTCGCGTAGATCAATTAACCGATTTTAGTTTTCCTTTTAATAGTGGTGGGCGGTTCTATCTTGGCCCTGCAGAAAAGATTTCCCCCGTTAGAACAGCTTCCGGTAGTGGTCTTGGTACGGAATCTGCTGATCGGTTAATTAAATCCCCTCGCACCGCAACAGGTTCAGGCACTGGGTCAGGTGATGGTGTTGATCTTGTTATCAATATTCGTACAGCGTCGGGTTCGGGTACGGAATCATCGGTTACAGTTTGTGCACGGGTACGTTTTGCTACCGCAACAGGTTCGGGAACTGGATCTGCGGTCTCCGTCCATTACAAGTTCCACATATTCCGACCACCGGTAGAACTTGTTGGTCCGTTCATGCTTCTCCACGGAGACAAGATAGCCAACAAGCTAGGCAGGCGCTTTGAGCCATTTGAGCGTGGCAAGAATGTATACCAGCTTAACGATCTTTCGTTTACCGAGAACGATCCATGGTCACCAGACAACTACGTCAAAGTTTTTCATGGTGGTCACGCACACATACTCACGGAAGATGAGTATACTGACCTGGTTGCGGCAGGATATGGAGCAAACATCACATGAAACATGCAGAAACACACCCAACCTTAGATGTAGACGGATGCTTTGCTTGTCGCATTAGCGGACTCACCATTGGAGTCAGTGACAAGTTCAGGTCAGAAAACGTACGTGAGTCTACTTTGTCAAAAGATTTGGCTGCATACAAGAGGTTGCGCGCAGACGGAACCCAACCTAAGCAGATAGATGGAAGTGCTAATGTAGAGTCAAGAGCACAAGAAAAATGGCAAGTAAACTCGGGAGTTCTCCCGGACCGCTTGCTCCACATATAGAAAGGTACCATTATGAAAAAGCCAACACCCCCAATGCCAAAGCCAGCATCCCCAAAAAAGCCAATGATGAAGCCAACGAAGAAAGGCAAGTAATCATGTCTGCTAAAGGCGAAAAGTACAAGTCCAAAGGTGCCATGAAAAAGCACGAAAGCATGGAAAGCCCTGCAAAGAAAAAGGCTGAGAAAAAAAAGTAAATGTCTACCGCTGGTGCACTCATCAACCGTGTTTCGCGACAGCTATTGTCGGGAACGGTCGAAGAACGGAACAAGTTAGCTACAACAGTTAACTCTGCCGCCACGTCGATTGTTATGACATACGCGCTGAACTCTATTCGGGCTGGGGCAGTTTTTGAAATTGAATCAGAACTTATGTACGTTTGGTCGGTTGATACTACAACCCTAACAGCTACTGTTGAACGGGCTTACGCCGGAACAACAGCTGCGGCGCACACCAGCGGTGCCATTGTTGTATACAACCCTCGGTTTCCACAGCAACAACTACTTGATGTCTTAAACCAAGACATTGACGACCTTTCTAGCCCACTAAACGGTTTGTACAGGGTTATTACTGTTGATCTTTCATACAACGGATCCGATCGGCAGATCAACATACCTTCGGCATCAAGCATTATTGACCTTATTGATGTTCGCTTACGGTACCTGTCAGACGATTTTGTTGCGCTTCGTGGGGCTAGGTTGGCACGCGATTTGCCAACTGCAGACTTTGCTTCAACGTTTGCCATTACTCTAGACCAACGCACCATGGCCGGGACGTTGCGAGTCCGTTATCGTGCACCGTTTGTGCGCGCTACAACTACAACCGACAACCTGCAAACAGTTTCATTCCTGCCAGTGTCCATGGAAGACATTCTTGAGTATGGAATGATGTCTCGTATGTTGGCTCCTCGCGAAGTTAAGCGCAACTTCACAGAGTCACAAGGAGACACCCGTAGGTCTGACGAAGTTCCCGCAGGTGCCGTAGGTGGATCTGTGGCCAATATACTCAGACTGCGTAGAGACCGCATCATTGCCGAAGCCGCCAAATTGGCAAAACAATACCCATTAACAATTAGGGTTTAACGTGTGGCTGCGCTACTCGATTTCAAAAGCCCATTCAAAAACGGCGGCGCATTCTATTCGGGCGGTTCGATCACCGGACTGGTTCCCTTTGTGTTCCCGGTAGCAATCAACGGTAGATCATACATTGTTGACAGCAAGTCTGGCGAATTCACCCGCCAGTACGACGATCGCGTACGTGACTCAGTTGACCAGTCATCTGAACCTGGCGAAGCATCTATTAACTCTCAGGGACTCTGGCGTAGATCGCAGTCGTCTTGGCATTACGGTGCTGGACAAAAGCATTCAGATACAGCCGATGCTGAACCGTATCGATTTAATACGTCTAAAGGTGTAGATGTATGGACTAACGGAAGTTTGTCGTTGTTGAAAGACACCACTCAGATCCTGTCTAATGCAGCCGCAACACTGCAATCTATCGTTGCTGGCACAACACCACAACGTTTGTATGTAGCTTCGGGCACCACGGTTGTGTTTTACCCAACTCTTGCTGGCAGTTCTACGCCGTGCACTGGTATGCCTACTGCCAATATTGGCTCAATGGCAACCGACGGATACAACGTGTGGGCCTCGTTTGCCGGTAGTGGCATTTACATGACAAACACTTCTTCAACTGTGTTTGGCGCGTACATTACCGGTACGGATACGTTTAACAAAATCAAATACGCCAAAGGCCGTTTGATGGGTGCGGTTGACAACAAAATTTATAACTTTATTACCGGAGGAACTACTGCTTCGGGGTTGTTGTTTACTCATCCAAACACCGGCTGGCGATGGGTTGGGTTTGCTGGTGGACAAAACCATATCTACGCAGCCGGTTACGCCGGACAAACATCGTTAATCTATAAGACCACCATCAAAACAGATGCTACGGCACTAGATGCTCCTACTGTGGCTGCCGAGTTGCCTGAAGGTGAAGTTGTTACAGCGCTAGATTCTTACTTGGGTTACGTATTAATTGGCACGACTACAGGGTTTCGGTTTGCATCTTCGGACACAAACGGGAACCTTGTCGTGGGACCATTGATTGAGGTTGGTCAAGTAGATGCGTTTGCCTCACAAGGACGGTTTGTTTGGTTTTCGTACAAGAATATTGATGCTACGTCAACAGGCATTGGTCGAATGGACATTGGCACACAGATTTCCACCAACCAGCCTGCATGGGCGTCAGACCTAATGGTAACTGCACAGGGTGCAGTGCCCTCAATTAGTTTGTACGGTACGCGCCCTGTGTTTACTGTTACCGGATCAGGTGTCTATTGTGAGCACGCAACCAATTTAGTTGCATCAGGCACCCTAGAAACAGGACTGTACCGCTGGGGAGTTATTGACCAGAAGCTTGTTCCTAAATGGGACATGCACACCGAGGCACTTGCGGGAACAGTGGTGCTGTCTGCAAACCCAGATCTTACGGGTTACGCCACGGTTGGAACGGCATCCATTGCCGGTGAAAGCAGTTTCTCGTTTAACGGATCAGAGTCCTATCTATACGATGTTGAGGTCAAATTAACCCTAAGCAGGGCAGCCAACAACACTAGCGGCCCCAAGGTCAACCACTGGATGGGTAGGGCATACGTAGCCCCACTGCGGTCAGAGATATTCTCGGTCCCTGTTCTGCTGCACAAACAGCTCAGCGTCCGTGGCATAGATTACTTCTTTGATGTAGAGGCCGAATTGGCAGCGCTAAGGGCTTTAGTAAGTGACCCTTCTGTTATTATTTATCAAGATGGCGCCAACACCTACTCCGTTATTGTTGAAAACCTGCAATGGAAGCCAATGGATAGCTCCCAAATTGCTACCGGCTGGTCGTGGGACGGAACGTGTGTCGTAATTATGCGTAGTATCCGATGAAAAATCAAATAGTGTAGTATGGAGGTAACATGGCAGCTGTAACTAGACGACAATATAATGGTGCTGCGGCATCGACCACAATTACCACAACGCTCACTAACGTTGCTACTACAGCGACCCTCACAGCCAACACGGGTTGGCCATCACTTGCCTCCGTTCCTTTTTATGTAGTAATTGATCCAGGTACTTCGTCTGAAGAAAAATGTTCAGCAACTATCAACGGCCTAACATTAACGTTGACTCGCGGTGCTGATGATACTACCGCGGTAGCACACAGTTCTGGTGCAACGATCTATCCGGTGTTCTCGGCTGACGATGCCGATGAAGCCAACAACATGGCTGCAACAATGACCACCAAGGGTGACTTGTTGGTTACTACTGGATCGGCGTTTAACCGTTTAGCTGTTGGAACCAACACATACGTTCTTACTGCTGACTCGTCAGCAACGAATGGTGTAGCATGGGCAATAATTCCAACGCAGACACCTGCTTGGGAAAACGACCAACCAATTTTAATTTCACAAGTATTCGGATAAAGGACAAATAACATGGCAACATTTAGCAAAATACCTCTTAGCGCAAACAATACCGGTCGTGCAATTAAGGTAGTAGCAACTGCTATTGCTACTTCGCCAACCTTAATTCATACAGGTTCAACGACTGCTGCAACTATCCACGAAGTTTGGTTATATGCACAAAACAACCATACGGCCGACGTTGCCTTGCGTATTGGTTTTGGTAATACCACAGATCCAGACGACATCATTGAATACACCGTCAAAACCAAGAATGGTTTGTACTTAGTTGTTCCTGGTCTGTTGTTGCAAGGCAACGCAACCGCTTTGACTGTTAAAGCTGCGGCTGGTACAACAAACGTTATTTCAATCTTTGGGTACGTCAACGTAATTGCTTAAGGGGTACTGAGTGCCGAAGTTTAATCGAGCAACATCAGGTGGCGGATTGATAAGTGGTGGTAGTTTGTCGCCTCGAGGCAACCGTGGTAACACTGCTCAGGCTGATGGTTATTGGCGTGGTAGTGTTGCAACATTGGACGTTCAGTTTTTAGTCTTAGGTGGCGGTGGTGGTGGAGGAACTGGAACAAATGCTGGTCCTTATTCTGGTGCTGGTGGTGGTGCTGGCGGTTTGCGGTCATCTGTCATAGGTGAATCCAATGGTGGGGGTCAGTCACTTGATGCGGTACTCACTTGCACAGGGTTGTCTGTCACCGTAACTGTCGGTGGTGGTGGTGGTGCCGCTGGTGGAGGTTCAAGTTCTGTGTTTAGTACCATTACTGCTACTGGTGGTGGTGCTGGCGGTGCTGGTGGAACTGGCGGTTTGTCATCTGGTTACGGTTACGCTGGTTATAGTGGCGGTGCCATTGGCGGTGCAGGCGGTGGCATAGGTGCAGCAACAACATTTAGGTCAAGCGCATATTATGGAACAACACACAACCCTGGAGTGGGTCTTACAAGTTCCATAACTGGTAGTTCTGTCAGTCGTGGTGGTGGTGGTGGAAACGGTGGCGGATACAACTCTAACTGGGGTGAGAACGGTGCGCCTTCAACTGGAACTAGTGGTGGTGGTGCTGGTGGTGTTGGTGGTGGTACGCCGAACTCAATCGGAACTGCTGGTTCAGCAAACTATGGTGGCGGTGGTGGTGGCGGTGCTTTTTATGATTACGGTGGCTGGTCTGGTGCTGGCGGTGGAAGCGGAATTGTCATCATCAGGTATGCTGACACATTTTCCAACCTTGTTTCTATCGGTGGTGGTCTAACGAAAACTGGTGGTGGAACAACTCCAACAACGACAACAGGTGGGTACAAAATCTATGAATTTACTGCTGGTACTGGCTTGATAGTGTTTCCGAGTTAATTATGGCACATTACGCATTTTTAGATAAAAACAATATTGTTACAGAAGTAATTGTTGGAATAGATGAAACAGAATTAATTGAAGGTTTAGACCCAGAAACTTGGTATGGTAATTTTCGTGGTCAGGTCTGCAAACGAACAAGTTACAACAACAACATTCGCAAAATATATGCAAGCATTGGTGATACATACGACCCTATTAAAGATGAGTTTGTTTCTGCTAATCCATTCATTCCAACACCACAACCGTTTCCGTCATGGACTTTAAATAGTTTGGGCAATTGGGAATCCCCGGTTCCAGTACCAACAGAATATGGTCCTTGGAAATGGAACGAGGATTCCTTGTCGTGGCTCGTTACTCCCCTTGGCTGATATTTGCTCCAGTAGCAATACTCGCACTGTTTGCACAACCAGTTAAAGCAGACGTTACAGGAGATTGGACATACAGCCAATCGCAAGCATGCAACGGTTCTGTTGAAGTAGTTGATACTTCGATTACTCTTCACGGACCTGACTACGGTGGTTGCAGCGGTCAAGCGCATTGGGTGAAGATTGAAACCACAATCCCTGCGGATGTGGACACAATAGATTTTACTTGGACATACCAAACCCTTGACGGTGCATGGTACGACCCACCTCAGTACGCCGTGAATGGAAATTATGTTCAGTTGACTCAGCAAAACAATGCTACTGGTTCGCTTTCAATACCTGTTCAAGAGGGTGACATTTTTACGTTTCGTCAGTACTCCACAGACTCTTGTTGCCAGCCAGGGCATTTAACTATCAGCAATCTTTCTCTTTGGGATGGATTAACAACCACTACAACCACGGTTCCAGATACCACTATCCCAGATACGACTACAACAATTCAGGAGACAACAACAACATGGACAACCACAACTTCATCCACGACCACAACGACAAGCACTACTACTACTGCACCCTCTACGACTGTGCCTGTAACAATCGAATCAACTACTACGACACCTCAAACAACTTCCACATACCCACCAGAGCCAACAATGCCAGAACCGCCAGCAACGGTTCCTCTACCACAAATAGTGATACCAGCCATCCCAGAGACCATGCCCCCACCACCAGAGATTGAAACATATCCACCAGAAACATTAAATCTCCCACCCGACGTTGTAGACACAATGCCTTACCCTGTGGACACATACCCTACTATTTATCCACCCGATACGCTACCGTTTGTCGGGCTACTACCAGAGCCACCAGACACCATACCTCTGCCACCAGACATGCCAATAGACGCACCAGAAACGCTTGACACGCTCCCAATAGAAGTAATCGCTGAATTACCACCTGAACTCATAGAAGCCCTCCTAGACGCTGGCGACACAGACGTACCGTTAACGGAAGAGGAGTTCACCGCGGTTGTGGACACCATCAAAGACCTAGCTCCCGAAGAAGCAGTAGCACTTATTGCCCAGATCCTTGCTACCGCGGTAACACCGGATCAAGCCGAAGCTTTGGCTTCCAACCCTGAAGTTTTGGCCGTCATCACTGAAGAGCAAGCCACCGAAATCTTTGAAACCATCGATGTAACCGAATTAGATAACACCCAAATAGCTGAACTTACAGAAGCTATTCAGGGTGCCCCTTTGGCTGTCCAAAAAGTGTTTGAACAAACCATAGACATCTTCGGCGGATTCGACGACTATGTGCCAACAGGCTCCAATATCCCTGTAGGAGAACGACGAACCCTCATCGCCATTGCAGCAGGGACAACCCTCACGGCAGCAAGTAGTAAGATAAAAAGGAAATGAAACGCTTAGTCAACCTCATCAAAGACAACGCCTGGACATACGCAGGCACAGGCCTAGTCCTGATTACCCTGTCGGGCCCAACGCTCCGGCAAGCGATCTGGGTGGTTGGTGTATCATTGGTATTACACGCAGCATTAACTCTTAGCACAAAGGAATCAGAATGAAAAAAGCACAAGACATCGCAGGTCGTATCGTGGCAGTGTTCCTGTCCTCAGCGTTAGCTATCGTCGGCGGCAGTGCCGTTATTGCACCCGAGTTGGAAATTTGGAAGTCGGCTGTGCTTGCTGGTTTTGCTGCATGTGCAACCGTTATTCAAAAGTTAGCGCAATCATCACTCGATGGCAAGTTGACAATGGAAGAAATCAACAGCGCGTTCGGCGCAAAACCAGCCAAGTAAAACTATGGCGTACCCGGTTGTACCAGTAAAGCTTTGCGGTCACCTAAAAGGTGCTGTCCCAGGCAAATTAGCTGCAGAAAAACTACGCCAAACCGTGGGTGGCACACTCCACCATTGTGCTGCTGACGCTTGGGAAGCAATGGTAGAAGCAGCAAGCGTAGCTGGTATCAAATTGAGACCGACCAGCAGCGGCGACACATATCGCACACTGGAATTACAAACCAAAGCATTTTTTTTAAGGTACCAACTAGAAGACACCGGCAACCCAGACACACGCACCTTTGAGGGCAAGAAATGGTATCTCAAAAAAGGTCAGGCTTGTTTGGCTACACCGGGTAAGTCCCAGCACAACCTTGGCATTGCCGTAGATGTGGCTAACGCTAAGGGTCACACGCTTGATTGGATGTTGGCTAACGAACACTTGTTTGGTTTCTCGCACGAGGTCCAGTCGGAGCCGTGGCACATTCGATACACCCAGGGAAACAAAGTTCCGGCTGCAGTTGTAGCGCATCTCGCTACGAAAGCCGTATGACATGGATGCTGTTTGGGCTGCTGTCGTTACTGGTAGTTTTGGTCTGCTAGCAATAGTCGTTGCCAAACTAGGCAAAGAAAACAAAGCTGACCACGCTGTAGT